GGAAGTTCCGCGAAGTCAAAAAGAAAGATGGTGTCCCGATCAAGTATACTGCTGGTGCTGCCAACCCAGAAGCCAGGAGAGCAGAGATCAAGCGCACAGCGGAGAAGTACCGTAAGGGTACGCTCACCAAAGAGGAGATGGACCGCATCTCGAAACAAAGGAGCAGATCGTAGTGGCGACATACAAAGGTATCAGCTCAAGATTTTCTCGGTCCACAATGGAGAAGGTCTATAAACGTGGGCTTGGGGCGTACTATTCGGCAGGGTCAAGACCAAAGGTTTCAGCACACCAGTGGGCAATGGGTCGATTACGTTCTTTTGTCACAGGCAAGGGTGGTGCGCGAAAAGCAGATAAAGATTTACTGAACAAGTAATGAGGTATGCAGACATGGATGTGGAGAAACTGAAAGACCAGTTGATCTTACATGAGGGACTCGAACTAAGGAGCTATAAATGCAGCGCAGGATTCGTTACGCTCGGTGTAGGGCGCAACGTAGAAGAGCTTGGAATCACCGTAGAAGAAGCGCGATACCTTTTAGACAACGACATTCTGAGAGTCAGCAAGGAGCTTGATAATAATATTCCTTGGTGGCGTGATCTTTCTGAGGTTCGCCAAAGAGTTTTTTTAGACATGTGTTTCAATCTGGGAATTAGTCGATTTTTACAGTTTCAAAAAACTTTAGGTCACGCCAAGGCTGGTAATTTCAAAGACTGTGCTGATGAGATGCTCAACAGTAAATGGGCTTCAGACGTAGGTACGAGGGCCACACGGCTCTCTGAAGCGATGATCAACGATGAGTTGGAGGTTTAGATGCCAGAGAAGCTAGAACGTAGTCTGATGGCTCAGGCGCGAAAGAAAGGATTGAAAGGCAAAGAGCGAGATCGATATGTCTACGGCACATTACAAAAGATTGCTGGGCCAAAAGAGTCTGAAAAAGCATCTAGAACAGGAAGCGTAAGGCGTGGCTAAGACTCCAGCTTGGCAGCGTAAAGAGGGTCAGAACCCCAAAGGTGGTCTTAATGAAAAGGGTCGCAGATCCTATGAGAGAGAAAACCCAGGATCTAATTTGCGTAGACCAATCAAAAAAGGGGATTCGCCTAGGAGAGCAAGTTTTTTAGCCAGAATGGGTGCGAATCCTGGGCCTGAAAAAAAAGATGGAAAGCCCACTAGGTTACTTCTTTCACTCCGGGCTTGGGGTGCAAGTAGTAAAGCAGATGCCAGAGCAAAAGCTAGGGCAATATCAAAACGAAACAAAGCGAAAGCGTGAGGTAAAATATGCCAGGTCATTATGGAAAAGGCGCAGGAATGAAGCCAAAAGGGTCAGCGATGTCAGCGATGAAAAAGGCCAGAGAGAAGAACAGAGAAAAAATGGGCGGTGCTAAAGCGCCCATGAAAAAGATGAAGTGATCAGTAATAAACATCCTGCACGATGGTCATCTTGCGAGGCTTCCGTTTTGTGAGCTTCGGTTCCTCGCAAGTCTTTATAAAGACTGATGGCAAGTTGTACTTAACCCTCATTTGCTTGGCTCTCTTTTTGATCTCCATGAAGACTTGATGCTTGGCTTCATCTATGCGCCATTTGATCGTCCATTCTAATGAGGAAATTTGAGGTCTGATCCAGCTGCGGAGATTTGATTTTTTCCTTTTGAAAAAAGAATCGAAAGACAGAGTTTTTGGGTCAATCTTCCGATTCGTTCTTCCTGTTTTCTTGCCAACCATCACCCTTTAAACCTATCCCAAGAGTTTGCTGTGCTCGTTTGTCTTGGTGCGGGTGCAGCAGTCTTGTCTTTGTCGTTGATAAAGACCTTTGCGTTCACCGCGATAGGCCACTGTCGAGCTTCTCCCTGGTTTTTTTCTTTGATCGTCACCTTAAGATTTGCACCGACACTGCGCAGGGTATCCAAAGCTTCCTCGATTGCCTCCTGCTGTGACACTTGCATGGGGGCATAACGTCCTGTCTGTTCATCGAATGGGGTTCTTACTTCAAACCAAGCACTTATTTGATACTCTCTGCCTTTGGTCACGCCAACCTCTTGTTCTCTAAGTGGCTGCATTTTACTGTTACTGAAATGTGGGTATGCCATAATTTTCTCCTAAAATGGTATCTCTTCATCTGGATTAAGTGGTGGAACTGGTGGAAGTGGGTCAGGTTCTGTGCCATGTTCTTTGGCGACAGGCATTTCTGGCTCACTTAGTTCCTTGTTTTTCTCGTCCAACGCATTGGTAACCATCATCACCAAAGTTTTACTAGATTCCGCAAGTGACTCCATTTTTTTGTCATTCTCCATTGTCCATAAATGAATCTGACCCATCTCGGTCATTGCACTAATATCTTTACAGGCTTGTTCTGCAAACTGAGTTTGCTTTTCCGCAACGGCTTGTTGTAGTGATTGATTCACTGGCTTTGGCTTCGCTCCTTCCTGATCCGATACGGTTGGTTTGGGCGCGTCAGGATCTTCTTGAGCAATACCAAGACAAGCAGCCAAGGCGTATCTCCTAGCGTATGTAATCGTTGTCCCTGCCTGTTGTGGCCCCGACATACGACTGCTTGTCTCTTGAGGAATAGAATACTCCGACTGAATATACTCCCCCGACTCATGCATCAAGATCGTGGTGACTGAGACACCTTGCACGCCTGATCCAAGCATCTGACAGACAGACAACTTATTGGTCGCTAACGGCTGTTTAACGGAGTTTAAGATGTTAGCCAAATTAGCATATTTATAATTATGGCCTTGGCTATCTCTTGTCGGATTATCCACCTCTGCCTGAAACTTGCTCAATGCAGCGGCTAGTTTACCGATACTCTCTGATCTACTTACAGAGCTTTGTGCTTCGTTCATTCTATCCCCCATATTCTCTTTGCTTCTTCAATAACTCCAGGCGGTTCAGACCATGAGATGTGATCAAAGTCTGGAGCCTGGCTTAGTAATAATGACTCCTTGTCGCTATGCGCTTTCAAGTTGTTCTCAATTGCTCTGTGATGAACTGACATCTTCTGGCAGCACTGTTCAAGAAACTCAGGTTGTAACTGTTCACAGTTATCTTGATTGAAAATTGCATAGCCATCTTCGTTTGCGTACAGCAGCCAGACAGGTTTCCGACCGTTGATGTACCAACCACCAGCAACCTGGAAGACATTGTTAATAGTGAACATTTCATCCAGAGTCTTTGGCAAGGACTGTTTACTCTTGCCAGACTTGGCGCGAGCGTTCTGTTTAGGCCATTTGGTTTTAAGATCGCCAACGCCTACATAATCAGGACGGTTAATATGAGGTAGCTCGTTGTCAAAGAGACAGCCTTTGAGTTCGCTTTCGCCAACGATCTGCTGACCCGACATTACCTCTTTCAATCCCTCAACGCTGCAACGAATCGTATCAGTGAGAACTTCAGCGCAGATCTCCCAATCTCTAGCGTCCTTTCCGTTGTCCCAAGTGCGTATTGTGTGACCATGAAATCTTCTTAAAGCAAGATCATAGATTTCAATTGGATCTTGTTGTTTTATAAGGATTTCATCACACGCCCACTGCACCACAGTACCAGCCGACATTTTACTGTTTGAGCTTTCATTATGGCGCGGATCAAGTCGTTTAATAGTTTGCGAAGCGATTTCAAGTTCAAAATCATCTTCTGATGTTTTTGTGATATCCCAAGCCTGTTTGACCAGAGGTCTGATATGGCACTTATCAAATAGTTCTTTTGCTGGCTCGGCACTCTTACTGTTTTTATGGTGATAGTAATGATGCCGAGTAGCCCAATCAGGTGTCTGCATTATTGTCTCCCATTTGTTTTTGCATCCATTGTTCGATATCGCTTTTCAGCCAAACCGATCTTCTATCAGAAATCTGATGCTGTTTTGGAAATTTTCCGTCACTGATCATTCTGTAAATACTTGCTCGTGATAGCGTAGTTGCTGCCATCACTTCATCTAACTTGAGAAATTGCATTAAAACGCTCCTTCATTATTCGGAAGTCAGCAAGGGTGAGAAAGTCATCTAGCGAGATTGACTCTTCATCCTGCTCTTCCATTGGAATTTCTGGCAACCCTCTAAGGGTTCTCCAAAGAACATAAGTTGATTCCAACAGCTGCATTAGATGTTTGATTGACTCGCTGTACTCATAACGATGCTTGTTTGCTTTCTTCACAAATCGTCTTCTGAATATCGGGTCTTCTCCCTTTGCAAGCAGTATCTTATTCGTGTCTCTCATTTTTCTTGCTTCACGCAATTTGACCTCTGGATAACTACCAAGACCCAGATCGTGCCTGCGCCCCGAGGACATATAACGATGTATCCAGTATTTTGATCCATTGTCACGAATAAGAAGATGCAGACCGTTACCGTCATATAGCTTCCCTGGTTGCCTTGCGGATTCAACTTCATGTGCCTTCAACTGATTTCTATTCATAGTTCTCCTTTGTTTATGTTATTCATCCTATAGTATCTTATAACAATTCAAGATACAATAAAAGAAAAAGAAAACCGAGAGAAGTGATAACACTCGGTAAACTGTGGACAAAAGAATCCGTTTGTGAAGTTACAAACGGAATAAAGGAGTAAATCGAAAATGAAATACGCAACCGTTTGTTCGGGCGTTGAAGCCTGTTCTGTGGCGTGGGAATCATTGGGTTGGCAACCTGTTTTCTTTTCTGAGATTGAGGACTTCCCATCACAGGTTCTCAGCACACATTATCCAAGCGTCCCAAACCATAGGGATATGACAAATTTTGAGGAGTGGGGTTATGAAAGAGGAGCAGTTGATGTTATTTGCGGAGGAACACCTTGTCAGTCTTTCTCCGTTGCAGGACTCAGAAAAGGACTCAGCGACGACCGAGGCAATCTTGCTCTCACATTTTGCAGAATGGTTCAGCAGCTGCGCCCCAAGTATTTCATCTGGGAAAACGTCCCCGGATGTTTGTCATCTAATGGAGGACGGGACTTTGGCTCCATCACAGGGGCGATGGCTAAATTCGGGTATGTATTCGGATGGCGTGTGCTTGACGCACAATACTTCGGAGTCCCCCAAAGAAGACGTAGACTCTTCCTTATCGGATGTTCTTCAGGACATATCGGAGATATCAGACAAGTACTATTTGACACCGAAGGCGGCAAAGGGAATTCTGAGAAGAGCGGAGAAGCGGAACAAGGATCTGCCGAAGAAATTACTGGATGCACTGATCGGGGTAGCAAGCGCATCAACACGCTTGATACCCAATGTGGATTAGAAAAGATGACGCACCAATCATTGGCGAGTGGTCATTATGTAGTCGAGACATTCGATCAACAACGCTACGATCAGTGGGGGACGAATAAAACAGCATCTACAGTCAAGGCGCGTGACTACAAAGACGTAACCGACATGGTCGTTTACGAGTGCCATCACACTGATTCCAGAGTCAAAGAGCTTGATCAAACGTGTCAGACCGTCACATCGAGATGGAGAACAGAAAAACTGGTGCGCCGATTGACACCGATTGAAGCCGAACGGTTACAAGGTTTTCCGGACGACTACACAAATATTTTGTGGCGCGGTAAGACCGCCCCGGATATGCATCGCTATAAGGCGATGGGAAATAGTATGGCTGTTCCGGTCATGCGTTGGCTTGGAAACAAAATACAAATACTAGAAAACAAATCGGCCTTGGAGATTTAAGTGAGGCTTGCAAACAATGAGTTTCCGATCAAGGGGGGTTGTTGGAAACAAGTTTCCGTGTACCTGGGGGTAGTAGGAAAATGGTAAACAGCAGAGATAAAGGCGCGACATTTGAGCGTGAGGTTTGCAGCTTGATTAGGGAACACTTAGGAGTCGAGGCCAAGCGGAACCTGATGCAGACTGCGGAAGGTGGCTTTGATGTGCTTGGGGTTCCTGGTTGGGCAATCGAATGCAAGCGGTATTCGGTAGTCAAGCCAGCCGACATCAAACGATTCTGGCTGCAGGCTTGCCAACAAAGTGAACCAAGTGAACAACCTGTACTTATACTCAGGCAGGACAGAAAGCCGATACAAGTGTTCATCAAATGGCAGGGCGTAGGTTCAGATTGCTTTGAATTGGAAGATGTGCGTGGGCTTGCCGACATTAGTTTTGAGCTTTGGTGTTGTCTCGTTCGAGAACTCCAATAACCTTTCCGTAGTGTTCTTCGTTTGGCTCCAATGCTCGATACCCGCCTGGTATGCGTGAAATAAACATTACAGATAAATCAT